AATACCATCGTCTACGCCTATGCAGCAGGCGCCGATCATCATCAACGTGCCTGCCCCCGCCGCTACCAAATAGCGCAACCCCGCCCCACACACAGCCCGCATCACGCGGGCTTTTTTACGTCTGGTGGAAAGTTGTGTTTAGTTATTTCTAAATAAAGTTTAATTTAGGCTTGACTAATGTTTAGAATTAGCTAAACTTCATTCATCGCAAGCCAACACCCGGTTTGCAGTGTTTAACAACTAGGAGCAGCAGCATGGGAAATATGAGCTATTGCAGATTTCAGAACACGCTTCAAGACCTTCGCTATTGCGTTGAGGCAATGGATGAGCCGCAAGAATTATCTAGCGACGAGACCGATGCAAGACTTCGCATCATCCGCCTTGCAAAGCAAATCACCGAAGACTACGGCAACGAAGTCGCAGCCTAACCACTAGGAGCGGATGACATGACTACGAAGCACACGGCAGGCCCTTGGTTCGTGCAGAACGTTGGCTGGGTAGCCTCACAGCTTGGGCTAAAAACCATTTGTTCGTTGAAGGCCGTGGGAGTCGAGGGCCAGCACCACGCAAACGCCCGCCTGATAGCCGCTGCGCCTGATCTGCTTGAGGCATTACAAGCAGTTTTGCATGACTGCCCCGACCTTGACATGGTTGAGTCAAACGAGCCGGGCCGCGATGCTGGCCCTTGGCTCATGGCAACAAACGCCATTGCCAAGGCCATAGGAGTCAATCATGGGTGAAATTGCAGAAATGATGTTGGATGGTGACTTGTGTGAAGGGTGCGGCGTCTACATGGGAAGCTCAGGCCAAGGATTCACCCGCCGCTGCCATTCATGTGCAGGCGAGTTCAAGGCTGACCGTAAGGCCGCGAATGTCGCGACAAACAAGGTACAGCACGCAGCCGCAAAAAAGATTCCTTGCTCTACGTGCGGCAAGCGAGTCAGCACGGTGGGCATGAACGATCACGTCCGCGACGTGCATGGAGCCACAGCATGACCACCGCAACAGGATCACGTTTCACTATCGATGGCCTTTACGACCTTGAGGCAAAACAAGCTCGTATCGCAGCAGCTCGCGGCTATCGGTCGTGTCCAGGTCGTGCTACTGAGGGACACATGACATTCCGCTATTGCCTTGCAGACGTGCCGCTGACCTGTGAGGTGTATTGGGAGGCTGCTGAAAAGCAGACTTACACCGAACCGGGCTGGCCTGCTAATGCAACGCTTGAAAGTGCAGATTGCGGTGGCTTAAACATTATTCAGATTTTGTCGGACGAACAGATTGAAGAAATCGAAACAGCATTTTTGGAGCAAGAAGCATGAAAAAGACTATGAAAGCCTATCTGATTTACACGCCTGCCGGTAACGCATATGACGTTTGGAGCTTTAAGCCATACAGCGAAGTAACAAACTTTTGTCTTGACTCCAAAGATGTTGATTTTGACATTCCAGACGACTTCGACACACGCCCGATACAAATCAAAGCGCTTAAGGAAAGGCAGAAACAAGCCGCCGCTGCTTTTCAAACGATGACGACCGAAATCAATCGTCAGATTAGCCAGTTGCAGGCAATTAGCTTTGATATGCCGGAGGTAGTAAATGCCTCGTCCTGAAATTATCTGTGCTCAGTGTAAGCGCTCATTTAGTCCCGCACATTCTGGCATTCAGCATTGCTCCCAACTCTGCCGCAACACCACTATGCGGCAAGTGGTGTACCTGCCTTTGACAGCGGAAAGGCTGCGCAGTCTTATCAATTACGAGCCAACAAGTGGCGTGTTTACTTGGCTTGTAAATCGCGGAGGTCAAAAGATTAGATCAATCGCTGGGGTGGTGAGCGAACACCGCAGATTTATAAAAGTGGACAAAAAGATGTACGGCGCAAACCGTCTGGCTTGGCTTTATATGACTGGCTCATGGCCCTCCCGTGAAGTTGATCACATCGACAACGACAGCCTGAACGACTCTTGGGTGAACCTTCGCGATGTTTCTCGGCAAGTCAACCAGCAAAACCTACGCAGACCGATGCGGCGCAATCAGTCGGGTTTTTTAGGCGTCACGGCTAGCGGCAATGGGTACTTGGCTCGCTTGTACGTTAACGGCGTACAGAAGTGCTTGGGCACATATCCAACACCAATAGAAGCGCATGAGGCGTACATGTCAGCCAAGCGCCAACAACACGAAGGATGCACAGCATGAAACACGCCCTTTATCTAACTCTGGCCATCGCCATCGGAACCGGCCTAGCCGCAGCGCTGGAGGTTGCAGCATGACTACCCGCACCTATTACAGAAACAGCGTGCTTGCATTCCCTCGTACAGCTGAATATGCGTCTGCTGTAGAGCGCCCAAACCGGCCCAGCCTAAAAGTGTGGGTGTTTGTCTATGTCGCGGCAATCATTGCTGTCGTTTATTCCGTTGCTTTTGTTAGCGCGCCATGAACGATGTTTGCGACTGCAAAGCGCGGCTTGAAAAAGAGCTGACTGAACGATTCAAAACGAATGTCCCAGAAGCGACGGGCCACTCAGTAACTCTACAAGGTTACGGGTTTGTGATCGTAAATAACACTATGGGAGTAGCTGGATATATGCCTTACAACGCGGTGGCTGCATACCCGTTGAAAAAAGGTGGAACTAAACAAAAAACAAGTAGAGGAAACATGACGTTTAGTTTTTGCCCATTCTGCGGATTGGCGGCAAAGCCATGAGCTGTACACATGAATGCCAGCAGGGTCGCCAATGCGTTTGTAGCCACGCCATCAAACCAGTTAAGCACTGCGACACCATGCGCCAGCCCTGCCCCAACCAGCCTGAATGCACAAGCGAATGCGACTGCCTGAAGCAGCACCTAGACCGTCATAGGCAGGTAGTAGAGATGGCTGCAAGCTGGCGCGATATTTTTTACTGGCACGACATTGCGGGCGCGATTGGGCTGGTCGTTTTGGCTGGTTTGGTTAGCTGGTACTTCTTTTGATTGCGCGCGTTTTAACTTTAAGGATGATATGAACAACGAAGTAATCGACGCTGAGCCGAGCGTCAACAAAACAGCACTTGCAACTACGCATGAAATCAAAACTGGGCCGCTTGCGATGGCAATGCAGGCTATGAAAGCGGGCATGAGCATCGCTGACATGCGCGCCATGCTGGACTTGCAAAAGGATTGGGAGTCGAACGAAGCCCGCAAGGCTTACGTGCAGGCAATGTCTGAGTTCAAACAAAACCCGCCTGAGATTCTCAAGCGTAAAGAGGTTGCATTTGCCGGGACTCAGTACATGCACGCCACGCTAGGCGACGTAACGCAGGCAATCATGCAGGCACTAGCAGCGCACGGCATTAGCCACCGCTGGGACACAGTGCAGGGTAACGGGCAAATCGTGGTCACGTGCATCCTGACCCACAAGCTAGGCCACAGTGAATCAACCAGGCTCGAAGCTGCGCCGGATGACAGCGGCAAGAAAAACCGCATTCAGCAGATGGCGTCTGCAGTCACGTACCTGCAAAGATATACGCTGCTTGCCGCTACCGGCTTGGCAACGCAGGATATGCAAGACGATGACGGGCGCGCTTCAAGCGGGATCAACCACTACAACGCAGCCGAGAACCTGCGTGATTGGAAGGACAAAGCGGACGCGGCATTGAATCCAATCGCTTTGAGTGAAACCCGCAAGCTGGCTGGGCATGACTTCCAGGTTGCAAACGATGTTGCTAGCTGGAATGAGTTCAAAACTTACGTCGATAAAAGGCGTGATTCGCTGGTTGGAGCCACAGCATGACGCGCTTTATCGTCAGCCCGCACCCGCAAGGGACAGATGAATGGTTGGCAGACCGCGCAGGCCGATTAAACGGGTCTGAGGTTGCAGCCATATTTGCGACGATTGCAAAGGGCGAAGCCGCAGCGCGTGCAGACCTCCGCTACAAGATCGTGCTTGAACGCCTCACGGGTAAAGCAGCGCCAGCGGGGTTTGTATCGCCTGAAATGCAGTGGGGAACCGAACAAGAACCGCACGCACGCATGGCTTTTGAGATGGCAAATGACCTGACGGTGAACGAGTCGGGCTACTGCTACATGCCCGACTTGATGGCTGGCGTTAGTCCTGACGGCTTTGTGACCGAAAACGGCCAGCTTGGCATTGTTGAATTCAAGTGTCCAAAAAGCCGCACGCATTTAGGGTATCTGGACGCCGGGGTAATCCCCGCCCTTTACGTCCCGCAAGTACAGCACACGATGTGGCTGACGGGTGCAGATTTTGCCTACTTCCAAAGTTTTGACCCGCGCTTTCCTGAAAAGCTGCAGCGGATGCAGGTTCGCATTGACCGGGACAGATCGCACATTGACGCGCACCAAAAAGCCGTTGTTAAGTTTCTGCTTGAAGCTGACGAATTTGAAAACCAACTGCGGCTACGTGCTGCTTGAAAGAAACCATGGCATCAGTCAATAAAGTCATCATCGTCGGCAATTTAGGCCGCGATCCAGAATCCCGATCATTCCCCAATGGCGATCAGGTCTGCAATGTAACCATCGCCACTACCGACAAATGGAAAGACAAAGCCAGCGGCGAGAACAAAGAAATCACCGAATGGCACAGGGTTTCGTTTTTTGGCCGCTTGGCGGAAATTGCAGCGCAGTACCTGCGCAAAGGCTCGCAGGTTTACGTGGAAGGCTCGCTGCAAACCCGCAAATGGACCGACAAAGACGGCGCTGAAAAGTACAGCACTGAAATTCGCGCCGATTCCATGCAAATGCTAGGCGGCAAACCGGAGGGCGGCGAACGTGCAGCAGCACCACAACGTGCGGCGCAAGCGCCCCGGCAAGCAGCGCCAGCGGGCAGCGGGTTTGATGATCTGGACGATGGATCGATTCCTTTTTGATCATGCCAAGCACCGGAGAAACAAAAAAAGAGCAAAAGCGGGCGTATGACAAAACGCCCAAAGCGCTCGCAGTACGGGCCGCGTATCAAGTCAAATACCGAGCGTCAGTAAAAAACGGTGGTGTTGACGCAATCCCGAGTTTAAAAATTGACCCGCAGGCACTGCTTGCGGCGCTGACAAACTGGAAACAAACATGACGTACCTTTGCCCGACAACAATTAAAACAGCAGGCGAAACGCTGCAATGGATATGCCACGGCCAAGCTAAACGCAACGGTTGGTGGTCGGATATGACCAGCGGCGCAGATTTGACAAGTAAGGGTTATCCGCTGATAGCGCCGACAAAAAACGTCGGCGAACTGTTGTGCTTGGTGCATAGCGAGATTAGCGAAGCAATGGAAGGTCACCGCAAGCTATTGCAAGACGATCATTTGAAAAACAGGACCATGCTTGAAGTTGAACTAGCAGACGCTGTTATCCGCATTTTTGATATGTCGGGCGGGCTTGGACTAGACGTAGCTGGCGCGATAGCTGAGAAGCTAATTTTTAACAGCACCAGAATTGACCACACGCTAGAAAGCCGCCGCGCCGTAGATGGCAAAAAGTTTTGAGGCTGGATATGACTGACGACATTCACTCATGCAGCCTGTACTGCGACCTACCAGCGTGCATCAAGCGTCAGCGCGACGAATATAGGCAGGGGCTGTTAGATGCGCTCAACATGGTTAAGCCAGAGCAGCCAGCCGACCATGTTGAGGATGCGCTCAACATGGTTAAGGCAGCGCAGCCAGCCCAATCTACACCGCTTACCGACGCTCACCTTTGCGTCTTAGTGCTAGGCATTGACTATGCAACAAAACGACTACCGCCAGGGTATAGAGAATTTGCCCGCGCAATTGAATCTGCCCACGGTATCGGCACACCACAACCTGCGGAGGGTGCATGAGCGAATATCTGTCATCGGGCGAGCTTCACGACCTGACCGGGTACGCACGCCACGGCCAGCAAGCGGCGTGGATAGCGCAGCACGGCATTCCGCATCGGCTTGATGGCAAGCGCGTTATCTTGTCCCGAATCCATGCCAGAGATTGGCTCGAAGGGCGTACAGTGGCAAGCTCAAATGGCTTAAATCTGGCAGCAATCAAGTGAAAAAAAGCAAGTACCCACGCCTGCGCAGCAAGTCCTACAAGACGGTAGGTGGGCGCGTCCTGACCTACTACGTCTACGATATGCGCGGCACAGGCAAGTCAGACGTGCGGCTGGGTACTGACTATGCAAGCGCAATCGAGCAATGGCACAAGCTGCACAACGACATACCGCTGACCATAGGGCGCGTACAGCAGGCAATCGACCAGTGGCGCGACGAAATACTACCGACCTACGAATCAGTCAACACCCGAGCGCAGTACAAAAGCTACCTCAAAAATATAGAGTCAGCTTTCGGGCAAATGGCTTGGCATGAAATCGAGGTTTACACGCTGCAAATTTACCTAAATAAGCGAAGCGCAAAAGTGTCCGCCAATCGTGAATTGGCTGTGCTGGCTGTTGTTTGGGGTCAGGCGCGCAAGTGGGGGATGACCAAAGAAACCTATCCAGCGCGGGGCTTAACGGATTTTGGCAACAAAGAAAAGCCGCGCAAGGTCGAGGTGACCGACGCGATGTTTGACGCGATCTACAGCAAAGCAGACCGGATATTGAAGGATGCAATGGACATCGCCACGGCTACAGGGATGCGAATTACCGACGTTCGCACTGTGCGTATGCCGATGGATGGCAAGTTGAGATTTAAGGCCAGCAAAACAGCGAAGTGGGCTTATTTTGATGTGGCCGACTCGCCCGTACTTTCAGCGATGGTCGAGCGCCGGGAAGCCAGCAAAGCACATTGCGTCATGCTGCTGGCAAGCGATACCGGGCGGCAGGTAAGCGAATGGATGCTCTGTGAAAAACGCTGGAATGATGCCAAGCAAGCGGCAATCAAGGCGTTTCCAAGGCTTAAAGCTGACTTATCCGGGCTGTACCTGCGCGACTTGAGAAAACGCGCCGCAGACCTCGCCGACGATATGGAAAGCGCGTCCAAGCTATTACAGCATTCAAGCGTGAAGCTGACTAGCGACCACTATCGAACGAAACCAACCAAATTAAAGGCTGTGCGATGAAAGACCAATGCCAACGATGTAACTTTTGGGAAGCCCCAGCGCATCAAGACGAATTGCATGACGACGACAAATATGGTCTTTGCAGAAGCCATCCCGCAGTGTTCGTTGGCGTTTCTCAAGAATCTAGCGAATGGGCATGTCAAGAGGTGTCATCTTGGAGCCAGCCGGTTATGTACGCTACAGATTGGTGCGGCGAATTTAAGCCGAAACCCGTAGGCGCATCAATTCCTGTAGCTATAGAAAAAAGCCTTTAAACGGTGATTCTTTGCGCCTAAAACAAGGCTGCAAGCCACTGTTTACGCCATTCTGTACCCTGATACCGAGTCAAACCTAATTGAATGGGAAAGTCTGTTTATGCCTTGCCACTAAACAGTTATCAGCTACAACTTTAATAGCATAGGCGCATCAGTAGGCTCAAGACTTGGCGCATGGCTACCGACTTAAGCACACTTCGCGGGTGTAGCTTTGCAAAGCCGTTGTCTGGCCCGCCAATCGTTTAACTGCTTCGTCCAAAATGACAACAGTGTTGGCACATCCGGCAATAATGTTAGATCGGGGGTCGCCATAATCTCCGAGTTCGGGGGCGGCATCTGTACCGGCGGCACTATCAATGCTGGCTTTGAGGTCGCGCAAGCGGTCAGCAGTAACGCGGCTATCAGCAACAAGCCGAGCTTTTTCTTTGATATAAGCATTGGTAATCCCATCGTTTGTAAATGTGAGCGCCTTTTCTTTTATACGCGCTGATTCGCTGGCAGCGGCTACGGCTTCGGTTTGGGCTTGCTTTTCAATCGCCCAATCAGCGCGGACGTTTGCTTTACCTGATTTGTAGCTGGCAAGGTGCGTAAATGTCAGCACGGCGGCAAGCGCAAGGGCTAGCCACACACGCGGACTGAGTAGGGCCATCATGAGACGCTGACAATCATCAAGACGCGGATAAACACGAACGTCGCAAGCACCAGCACCACGGCGATGCAGAGATCAATCAGCGCGCTCATACGACCGCCTTGTAAGCCGCAGCCAGCTTTACGTCGTAGCTGTCGATTGCAAAATTTGCGCCGTTATACCGGCGAGCAAAATCAGCCCATCGGCGATCACGCAAAAAGACGGCCATGCCCTCGTGCCGAATGAACGAGACAAAAGCTTCGAGCTGTGGACCCTCGCCCTCGTACATCGCAGTGACAAACGATTGCAAGCTGTCAAAGCCCGCGGGCACATAGTTGAAGCCCATGATCTGAAACTTGCCCCAGCTTGCGGATTCCAGCGCGGCATGACGGTCTAGTGCCACCGCTTCGGCCAGCCGAGTGTGCTCTGCTTGCCCGCCCAGGTAACCGCCCGGTTTGGGGCTGCTGATACGAGGGTGTGATATGTCAAACAAGCGCCCTGTCCGTTTGCTGAACTGGTGGCGCTCAAACAAAATAGTAGGCTCGCCGCTTGGCAGGAACCCGCCTTTCGGGGCTTCTACCTGGCACACGGCCTTGATGACGGCAACCGAACACCCAAGGGTCGCAGCGGCGTCCGCAAAGTCTTGCTCCGTCAGGGCTGGTTTGGTCATGGTGCAACGTCCGGCTGCTTCACGAACTTACCGAAAAGGCCCGTCACCACAATGACAAAGATGATCCATGACACAGCCTGTCCGACAGCTACCGGCAGTCCGGCTCTGATCTCGTCAGGAATGCTCACCCACGCACCTTGAAGGCCGCTGGCGGCAGTCAGGGCAATGGTGCTGTAGTGGTGAAACGCACCGCGCACGTCATCAATGAATTTCATTTGCGACCTTTCATGGCCTCATTAACCAGGGTTTTCAACAGCAAAATATCAGCTTCGTTGGTGCCCACCCGGAACTTAATCAGCGACTGCTCAGATTGCAACGTCATTACGCTGGTGTTTCCGGTTTTGACGGTTACCTGCAATTCGCGGACGGCATCGGTCAAGGCTTGCACGCTGAAATACAGGCTTGCAAACAAGACAAAGCCCGCCCCAAATGCGCTAATGACCCCCCACAGCGGAACCTTCAAATCAAAAACGATCCGGGCTGATGGATCGGTCGGCTCAGGTGTTGATGTTTGTGTCATAGCTTTTTAACCGCGTAATAAGCGGTTTCAAGATTCGCGCAAATTTG